CTCGTCGACGACCCAGGCGTCAGGGGCGCAGGGCTGGCGGGGCGATCGGCGGGCGAACGTGCGCCAGGCCGCGGCGATCGCGAGGCCGACGACGACGGCGAAGACGAGCAGGACGAGGCCGCCGATCAGTAGGCCGACGAGGATTTGCGGATCGGGGGTCATGGCTTGCGCCTTTGCGGGGTGGGGGTGCGAATGAGGAGCCAGAGGCCGAGCAGGAACAGCGCGGCGAAGATCGCGAAGGCGAGGAGGAGCAGCACGACGCCGGCGACCAGGCCGGGAGGGAGCTTGATTTGCGGGGCGATCGTGACGGAGTCGGGGATCAGTCGCGGACGATCGGGGAAGCGGGGCAGCGTGCCGGCTTGGTTGATTACCGCCGGGTCGACCTCGCGGTCGGCCAGGGCCCAGCGGCGGAGCTCGGCCGCGAGCTTGGGCGGGCTGGGGATCGCGTCGCCGGAGGTTTTGTAGATTACCCCGCCATCCCAGCGGACGAGCGCGAGGATCGGGGCCTGGGTCGCGGAAAGGGCCGAGGCGTAGCGGGTGCGGTAGATCGCGTCGGTCGGCTTGAAGTCGAATCGCTTGGTTTGGGCGGCGATCGGGGCGACGGCGGGATCGCGGAGAGCGGCCTGCAGACGGACGCAGGCCGGTGTCGGCGGGTCCAGGGTGACGGTGACGAGGTGGTACGCTCGCGAATCGTCGGCGAGCGTTTGGGCCGCGGCGGGAGTGGAGGCGAGCGCCCCGAGCAGGAAGCCGAGCAGAAGGGCGAGGAGGGCTCGGGGCATGGGAAGGCCTAGACGCGGGGGACGAGTGGCGAGGCGGGCGGAGGGTTGGGGCGGATCAGTGGGCGCGGGTGGCGGACATGACGGCGGCGTGCATTGACGGGTCGCGGTCGACGTCGATTCCGTTGGAGGTCAGGTAGCGACGCAGGACGGACTCGCGGGCCGCCGGGGAGAGCTTGGCGTCGCAATCGCGACAGATCGCCAGGATCGAGCGGCCGTCGTCGGTCCAGATTTCGACCCAGGCCCGGCCGACGGTGTTACGGTTGCAGGATTGGCAGGCGAAGTTGCCGGTCTTGGGCTCGTCGAGCGCGGACGTTTTGGGCGTGGCCTGAGGTGGTTGGGGTCGTGCGGGCCGCGGGGAGATCGTCGCGGGGAAGATCGCCGGGGTTACGATGCCGAAGGGCGAGACGCTCGAGGGGGCGACGTCGGGACAGGTTGGGCAGGGCGGCCCGGTCTTGGTCTCGGTTTGCGTGATCGAGTCGACAGGGGCCGCGGGGAATCCGCCGATCTCGACCCCGCCGAAGGTGCCCGAGGATTGAGTGTCGGGGGTCGGGCATTGGCCGCCGGGGCATTGGCCGGGCGGACAGACGCCGTCGGGGCATTGGCCGGGGCATTGGCCCGGCGGACAGCCACAGTCGGGACAGTGGCAGCCAGGCCCGAAGGGGTTGATGTCGTAGCCGTCGGGCGGCGGCGCGGAGACGCAGCCGACCAGGGCGATCAGGCACAACAGCAGCGCCGCGAACAGCGGCGCGAAGCGTGGAGGGTTCATAGCATTTGGGGACGCTGGCGGGCGTCGTAAAGAGGGGGAGGGACAGGGGGATTGGCGAGGGCCAGGGCAAAGCCGCCGTAGCCGGCCCAGTTGCGGAGGAACTCTTCGCGCTCGACCCGGATAACTTGGGTCGGTCGGTTGTTGTCGACGAGGTGGGCGAAGTTGCCGGAGAAGCCGACGAAGTTGACACAGTGGCGCGGGTAGTACCAGATCAGGGCCGAGCGTCGCGTTGCGGTACACCAGTCGAGGAGACGCGGATCCGCCGAGAGCGTGAAGTAGTATCGGAGGTTGCGGGCGTCGTGATGTTGGCGAATCGTGGTAGCGGTCTCGCCGCCGGCGTGGTTTTTTCTCCACCAGTCGGCGAGCGGTTCGTTGGCGGTCCATCGCAGGTTGTAAACCGTCGAGGCGTTGACGCAGGATCCGGAGCCGGCGCGGTCGGTCCAGTTGTGCGGGCGGAGCTCGACGGGGAGGTTGGCCGCCGGGATCTCGGAGACGCCGACGGGCGGGATCACGACAGCCGGGACCGCGGAGGGAACGCAGCCGAGCGCGGGGAGCGACAGGACGACGGCGAGCAGGTAGGCGAGGCGGCGCGGTGCGTGGTTCATGCCGGGGAGCGTATCGGCCGGCGGGTCGATCGCTTTACAGGGTGGGCTCGAGGGTGATCGAGCGGAGCGAAACGCGGAGTACTCGGCCCCCTCACCCCCGGCCCCTCTCCCCCGCAGGGCCGGGGGCGAGGGGAGACGGACTTGCGCGCGGGAGATCTCGCCGCGGAGCTAGGGGCGAGGGGAGACAGATCGAGCCGCGGGAGATCAGCTCGGAACGGTGAGCGTCGAGAGGTCAGCGTTGGCGGCGTTGGGGAGTTGGCGGCGGATCGTGATCTCGACGCCGTCGGGCCGTTGGGCCGTGATGTCGTAAACTTGGCCTTGGAGCCGGTCGAGGGTGGCGATTCCGTCGGCGTCGGTCAGGACGGGCTCGCCGCGGTTGGCGTGGAGCGTGAGGCCGACCCCAGGCCCGGAGACGAGGGTCGCGAAGACGGGGAGGTCGATCCATGGCGCGTCGGCCTCGTCGGCGACGCGGAGCGTAACTCGGCACACGTTGCCGGCCGTGGGCGGGGTGACGGTGAGACTCTCGAGGTCGATCGACAGCTCGACGTCGTCGTCGGGGCCGGGGAGCTCAACCGGGACGTCGGCGACCGGGGCGAAGCCGAAGGGGACGGAGACGCGGACCAGGTACTCGCCGGCGTCGAGGTCGATCGAGACAGGCTCGCCGGTGCCGGTGGTGCGCGAGGTGCCGGCGACGCCGACAATCGAGAGGCCTACTCCGGGGACCAGGTCGACGCCGTCAAGGGCGGAGATCGTCAGGCGGTATTGTCCGGGCGGTGAGATCGTCGCGGCGATCGTGGCCTCGAGTTGGGCCTGGGTTAAGACGGCGGTTCCGGTGGTGTCGTCGACGGGGACGCCGGCGGCGGTTTGCGATGCCAGAGGGACGGCGCAGGTTCCGGCGTTGTTGCCGTTGTTGTAGGAGACGCCGGAGCGGACGTCGGCCGGTACGGGTGAGTCGGCGAATGTGGCCGGGTCGGCGAGCGTTTTTGTCGAGCCGTCAGACAGGCGATACTGAACCGTATTCGTTGGGTCGGGATCGAGAAAGATAATGCCATCGATCGGGGATTGGCCGAGAACGCCGAAAATTAGGGTTTTAACGCGGCAGAAGTTGTTAAGGCCAGTAGACAGAAATCTTACGCCAGGCATCCGGGAAGAAACGGATCCGTTGCCGCCAGCAGATCCACTCGCGTTCGTCACCCATGCAGAGACATTTGCAACCGATGGGCCGATCCATAATCCGGGGGCAGAACTAGGGATAGCGTTTTCGATGTAAAACCGCGAAGAGCCACTTTGTGAAACGCCGACACCGGCGGCGTTGCTGAATGTACCGCCGATTGCGTTTGTGATATAGCAGAGATAGTTGCCGCTTGAAAACTCGGACCCGAAGCCGAAGGCCTCGAGCCCACTGCCTCCAGTGGCTTGATCGACGTATACGGTAACGCCAGACCCGGACGATCCGATCGCCGCGCCGATCGTATAGTTACTAGGGCCGCCGCGGACAGACCCTAAACGGCAGATCGCGGTGCCGGATAGGCTGAGGCGGATAGCGTATCGGCTTCCGGTAGGGCTATTGTTCGTGGCTGAGCCGGTCCAACGAAACTCGCCGGAGGAATAGGTTAATTGGAGGCCGGCGGCCGCAGCGGTGCCGCGGTAGTCGAGCGTGCAGTTGTCGCAGATCAGTAGCCCGCCGTTGGCGTCGATTTGCGTTTGTCCGGCGATCAGGCCGCCGGAGTTGGCTAGAAAGTTGATCGAGGAGACAGGCACGTCCAGCGTGATCGAGAACCCGTTGGTGCGGACGGTATCGCCGGGTTGAGGGGTGACGCCGCCGAAGGTGAGGGCGGCGTTGGAGTAGTTGCCGGTCGCGACGGCGTCGACGATTGGCATGGTTTAACCCTCGAGTCGGCCGAGAAGATCGGACCAGGCCGGCGGCGGAGCGGTACCGGTTTCTTGTGCGTTAATCCATCTTAAAGTTTTCCCATACTCGCCGATCCATCGTTCGCGGATCGTCAGAAATTGCTTGGAGCGGGCGGCGCTGGCGGCTTGGGCGGCGGCGGCCTCGAGCTCGGCCGTGATGGTTTCGAGGGTGGGCTCGGTGGGGCGGCCTTCGGTTTGCCAGCGGGGCCGGGTGATGATGCAGACGCGGAGCATCGCCGCGAGTAGATAGGCCGACCAGCCGAGCGCCGGGGCCATTTGATCGAGCAGCGCGAGACGCTCGGGGGTGTGGAGCAGGAACCCGCCGCCGGCGAGCGCGGCCTGGGTGTCGGCGATCTCTTCGGCGAAGATTTGGTCGGCCGGGGCTTCGGAGGTGGCGAGAGCTTTCGCGCGAATGAAGGACAGGCGGAGCTCGCCGTAGAGGGCCGAGGGGAGACGCTCGCGGAGCGTGGCCATCGTGACGGGGGCGGGGTCGATCGTGTCGACGGGGGAGAGCAGCTCGGCGAGGATCGCGGCGGCCTGAGCTTGGATCGCGGGGTCGGTGGTGGTCATAGTGCGATCAGGCTTTCGGCGGTTCGATCTTTACGGCGCGAACGTTGCCGGCCGTGGCCTCGAGCTCGGCGACGGCTTCGGCGCCGATGCGGCTGAGCAGCTCGCCGCGCCACTTGATGCCGGCGCGGGTGATCGCCCAACTAAGACGGTAGCCGCCGCGGGTGATCTCTTCCTTCCCAGAGGTCTCGAGGTCAGCCTGCGCTCGGTCCTCGATCTCGGCCATACCGGCGCGAAGCGTGCGGGCGCGGCGGCCGAGCTCGGCGGCCTCGGCGGCCAGGCGGGCGTGCTCGTCGAGGTCGGCTTTGGTGATGCGGGCGGCCATGGGATGAGCTCGAGGAGTTGGCAGAGGTCAGTGGGCAGTTGGCAGAGGGGGCGGCGGTCGGCCCCTCACCCCCGGCCCCTCTCCCCCCGCAGAGCCGGGGGCGAGGGGAGACGGAGAAGGCGGGGAGCGGTTAGGCGTTGAGCATCGTTCGGACGACGACGGGGCCGTTGCCGGCCGCCGCGGTGGCCAGGCCGAGCCGCTTGTGCGTGCCGGATCCGTCGGTCGCGACCGCTAGTTTGTCGGTGTTGTTCCAGTAGACGATCGCCCCAGCCGTGAACGTGGTCGCCGCGGCCTTGTCGACGTCGTAGATACCCGAGGCGTCGAGCGATCCGGGCTTGCCGTTGGCGATGTCGGCCGTGGCGACGCCGAACAGCTCGCCCTGCAGGACGATCGAGCCGGCGGGGACGTCGGCCGAGGGAGTGTAGTCGAAGATGTCGCCGGATTTGATGCGGATCGCGTCAGACATGGGGGGTTCCTGAGTTGGCAGAGGTCAGTGGGCAGAGTGGAGGCGTTTAGGCCTTGGGCTTCGCGCGGGACGGGCGGGGCTTGGTGGCGGGCGGATCGGCGGGGTCGGAGTCGCTGGGGATCGGGGCCGCGGTGGCCTTGGGATTGGGGCCGTGATCGTCGGCCCAGCCGACAGAGACGACGGAGTCGCGGACTCGCGCGGGCAGGTCGGAGACGGGCGTGCCGGGTGGATACTTGACGCCGTCGGCCTCGATCTCGCGGTTGGTCTTCATTGTCTCGGGGTCGGTTGGGGTGGAGCGGAGCGGAGGACAACAGCAGGCGCCCCGCCGGTCGCGTCGGTCGATCGAGTCTTTGGATCACGACGCGGCGGGGCAGAGGTCAGGGCGGCGGGTTATGCGTCGCAGCGGACCATGCCGCGGAAGTCGAGGGCCTTGGCCCCGACGTAGTGCTTGACGACGATACACAGGCCGAGCTTGCCGCCGCTGAGCGGTTCGACGGTGATAACGGGAACCCGGCCGGTGCCGGCGAGGTATTGAACCTCGATCGTGTGGCCGTCGGCGGCGATCAGGTACCAGGACGTGAGCGAGCCGGCGATCGTCGCCCCGGTCCAGGGGTTCGTTACCCCGTTTGCCAGCCGGCCTTCGTCGATCGGCGTGATGTTGCGGAGGAAGATCGGGTTGGTCGACCCGGCCCCGGAGTCGTTGGACAGCGCCGCCGAGCGGGTGAGCTGAACCGCGAGGTCCCCCAGGTCGCTCGGGACGACGAGGTGGGACGCTTGGAGGTTGAGCGACGCGTCGCCGTCCTTGCGCTTGCTGAGGGCCGCGCGGGCCTTTTGCAAGTTGGCCTGGGTGAGGGCGGCGGAGGAGATCAGGCTAACGTCGGTGGTGTTGAACAGGGCGCGACCCGTCGCGAGCAGGTTAGCGTTGAGCAACAGAACGGCGGCGACCATGTTCGGCCGGAGCCGAGCCGCCGCGCGGCCGAAGTCGCGGGGCGTTTCGGCGAGTAGGCCGAATTGGTCGTTGATGAAATGGACTTCGTCGACGTTGGCCTGGCGGCTGAATCGGTCGACCTTGACCTTCTCGTTCTTGGCGTCGCGCGAGACGTGGTCGGCCTCGCCGTCGGTTTCGTGCAGGGTGAGATCCTGAGCGGCGATCAGTCGCGGCCGGTCGGTCTCGATCAAGTTGGGGTTGTCGGCTTCGCTCGTCCATCCTTGCGAGAAGTCGCCGGCCTCGGCGTAGGCCATCAGCGCGATAGCGCCGATGGATTGCGAGAAGACGGCCGAGATCGAGTGGGTCGAGAATCCGGCCTGCAGGATCGCGTGGCGGTTGCGGCCACTCGGGACGGTGTGGCCATTGGCCCGCAGGGACTCGGCGGCCATTTCGACCATGCTAAAGTCGCGGAACTCTTGCGCGTTGTCCATGATCCGTTGGCGCTGGGGATCGTTGACCGGGCGAGCCATCCAGCCGGGGGCGATGCCGCCGGCGCCGGACCGCAGGACGGTGTCGGGTGATCGGCCGGCCCGGAGCAACAGCGCGGCCTGGAGCGTTTCGACGCCGGCGCGGGCGTCGTGCGAGGTCGTGTGGATCGCGGGCGAGGCCGGGCGGGACAATCGCGAGGCCTCGAGCGTGGCCTGTTGGACGGTCCATCCTTCGGTGATCGCGTGGGCGGTGAGCAGTTGGCCGCCGGAGAGCCGGGGGTTGTCGAATCGCAGACCGATTTCGCGAATCGCGGTGATTCGGCCTTCCTCGGCGGCCGCGGCGGATCGCATGGCGGTGAGGGTGTCGGAGGACAGGCCGCCGGAGGTGGCGGAGGAGCTCGACGACGAGGAGCTGGCGGTCGCGGTGCCGGCCCCGGCGTGGACGGTGGCGGCCGGATCGGCGGCGGCGGGCGTGGCCGGTGCCGGGGTCAGGTTGGCGGCGAGGCCGTCGGAGGTGCCGGGCGTCGCGGTCGCGACGGCGGATCCGAACAGGCTATCGTAGCGGCCTTGCAGCTCGGCGACGGCGGAGGCGTTGAGGGTGGCGAGGTCCAGGCCGAGAGACGAGACCCAGGCGGCGAACGACATATCAGAGACTCCGGGGGGCGGGGCAGTTGCGGCGATTGCGGCCGAGGATTGAGGATCGCCGGCGACGGTGACGAACGAGATCTCGTTGAGGCGGGACGAGCGGACGACGAGGAGCGGCCCGGTAAATTGCCGGCCGTTGACGGTTACGGACTTGGCGGCGGCGATGCGCTCGTAGCGCATGTCGGCCAGGCCGATCGAGGCCTTCCACGGGAACCCGCGGCGGCCCGATTTGATGACGGTTTCGGCGTCCTCGCCGTCCACTGAGAAGGACCCGGAGGCGCGGACGTGGCCGCCGGTGGTGTCGACGGTGGCGTGGCCGACGGGGCGGGTGGCGTCGTGCTCGCGGTGTACCGGGAGCGTTTGGTCGTGCTCGATTCCGGCGATGTCGACGACGACGGGACCATTCCAGTCGACCCCGCGGAGCGTGGGGAACATCACGCCGCCGGTATAGGCGTCGAGCGTGAAGGCGGCGATTTGCTCGGAGGTGCCGTCGGCCGAGGCGATCGGGTCGGCGAAGTCGGCGGCGGCGGTGAGGGTGAGCGAGCCAGAGGTCTCGAGCGCAGTCGCGGCGGGTCGCGCGGCGGGTCGCGCAGCGGCGAGGGCGAGTCGGTCGATCAGAGGAAAACGGCGTGGCATGGGGGCGAGGGTAGGAGGGGAGCCGCGCGGGGCTTTACACGATGCCGGGAGCGGGTGAGCGGGGGCGGAGCGGAACGCGGAGTACTCGGCCCCCTCACCCCCGGCCCCTCTCCCCCGCAGAGCCGGGGGCGAGGGGAGACAGACTTAGGCGCGGGGGGGGCGTTGCTCGTTTTGAGCAACAGCGCGGGGAGATCAGGGGCGGGCGATCTCGGGGCGGCCGGCGGCGGGTGCGGGGGCCGGCGGAGGATAGGCCGCGGCGGTTTGTTGCCGCCGGGCGAATTGCCGATCGAGTTGGGCGTAGTGGGCGTCGGCGTCGATCGCTTGCTGCGCGAAGTATTCCTCCTCGGTCAGCAGGCCGGCGTCGATCAGGTGGGTAACGCGGTGGGCGTCTTGCAGCGGGTTGACGCTTCGGCGCGGGCGCCAGGTCCAGCGGTGGCCGATCTCGTCGGACTGAGGAGCCAGGCCCGACAGCTCGCCGGACAGGATCGCCTCGTCGAGCCACTCGGCGAAGATCCGATCCAGGGCCTCGGCTTCCCAGTCTAGCCGCTCGTATTCGAGCCGGGCCTCGTAGTCTTGGTCGTCCATTCGCGAGCTCGAGAAGTTGTAGCCGGCGGCCGACCCCAGGGCCTTGAACTGGGGGACGTGCAGACAGCGGGCGATCTCGAGGAGCAGGGCGTCGCGAAACTGGGTGTAGGTCGTTGTCGGGTGTTCGGCCTTGAATTGTTGGAGCTCGTAGCCGTAGGGGAGCGCGGCCATCGTGCCGCGGTCGATCGGGACCCCCTCGAAGGGATCGACCAGAGCGCCGGATTCGTCGTCGAAGGCGTTGGTTTGCGTCTTGAGGACGGCGGAGAAGTTGGCCGCGGTCTCGGCGGCGGTGAGGGTCGCGAGCGTGTAGCGGCGGAGCATCGCGAACAGCGGGAGCGCGGGCGTGGTCTCGGGGATGCCGCGGGCTTGGCCGGGTCGGTCGTGGTTGAATAGGTGGATAATGTAAGCGGCGGGGATGTCGCGCTTCTCGTCGGTCCGATTGCCGGAGAGGACTAGGCCGCGGTCGCCGGGGTGAGTCGTGAGCAGGTGGTAGGCGACGGGCTCGTTGGTTTGCGGGTCGAACTCGATTCCGTCGACACTCTCGCCGATGATGCCGTCGAGCCAGCCGGGTGTAGAGATTTGGTCGGCCTCGATGCCGCGGACGTCGAGCTTGACGCGGCCCGGTAGCGCGGGGTTGGTGGTGAGCAGCAGGAAGGCCTCGCCGTCGATCACCTTGGCTAGGCGTGCGGTGCGGAGCTTGCGGACGAGTCGCGTCGCCTTGGCCCAGCGTCGCCAAGCGGCCTCGATGCGCGTCGCGGCGGTGCGGTCCTCGAGTAGGACCTGCAGTTGCGGCCCGGTGGAGACGAAGTCGCCGGCGATCGTGGTCGCGATGCCCTTACCGAACGAGTTGTTCTCGAGACACTCGTAGCGCGAGCGTTGGCGCAGGGTGCGGCGGACGCTGAGGGAGTTGGCCGTGGCGGCGCTGAGTGAGTCGGCGTGTCGCCAATGTCGGACGTTTTCGGCGGTCGTTTGCGCGGCGTCGTAGCGGGCTTGGAGCGTGGCGAGTTGGTCGCGACGGGTGCGGAGCTCGCGGATCTCGTCGGTCGTGGCCATTTCGCGGCCCATGTGGTCGACGAGGCGACGGGGCGCGGTCATTGTCCGCCCCCGAGGCCGGAGCCGGGGAGGATCCGCGAGAGACCCAGGCCGAAGCGCGGGGCGCGGGCGGCGCGTTGGGCGGCGATGTGCCGATCGGCTTTGATGAGCTCGTCGATCGAGCGGTTGGTCGCGGATTGACCGTCGGAGGTGGCCGAGACGGGCTCGGCCGCGGCGGTGGTGATCCGGTCAGTGAGCGATTCGGCGGGGTCGGGCGTGGTCATGCCGCGGAGCGTAGAGGCCGCGGAGCGTGGGGTTTTACAGGGGGACCAGGTCGGGGTGGGAGCGGGAGCGGAACGCGGAGCGGAACGCGGGAGGAGATCGGAACGCGGAGCGGAGCGGAACGCGGAGGACTCGGCCCCCTCACCCCCGGCCCCTCTCCCCCGCAGAGCCGGGGGCGAGAAGAGACAGACTTGCGCGCGGGGATCGCGGACCCCGTAAAATCGTTTACCCGGAGCGATTTGGAGACAGATTGCGCGCGGGGATCTCGCCGCGGAGCTGGGGGACCAGGTCCCCCGATTCGGTTGGGCTGAGCGGTCAGGATTGCCGGCGTTTTTGGTAGGCCTCGCGGAGGCTTATTCGCTTGCGTTGAGCGGCGGGGCGGCCTACGCTCGCGCCGTCGGGCGATAGGCCGGCGATTAGGCCGCCGGTTGCGGCCATCACCAGGCAGTTGAG